GGGACGGCGTCGACCGCTTCCGCGCGCTGGCCGACACCATCGAGGCGAAGAACCCGCAGTGGCGCGACATCGTCCTCCTCCGCGCGTCCATCCAAGCCATCGTGGCGTGGACGAACTGGGAGCGGGAGACGCCCGTCAGCGTCCCCCACGTAGTCGTCTTCGTCGGCCCGCAGGGCTGCGGCAAGTCATCGTGGATCGGCTCGCTGCTGCCCGCGGCGTGGCGTCTGCTGGAGCAGAGCGCGAACCTCGGGCACGCCAGCAGCAAGGACGACGAGCGCAGGCTGACAAGCTCCCCGCTCGTCGAGATGGCCGAGCTGGAGGCGATCATCAGCCGCATCGAAGCGGGGCACCTGAAGAGCTTCCTCTCGCGCCCCGTCGACAAGATCCGCCTCCCCTACGACCGGCTCATCACCACACGCCCCCGCGTGACCTCGTTCTGGGCCAGCGTGAACGACGGACAGTTCCTCAACGACCCGACGGGCGCACGGCGCTTCTGGCCTGTCGAGGTCACGCGCTGCAACGCCTTCCACGGCATCGACATGCAGCAGTACTGGGCCCAGATGCTCCACTACTTCCGGCAGGGCGAGGGCTGGAACCTGACGCGCGAGGAGATACAGATCCACAGCGCCATCGTCGAGGAACACCGCGTCGAGAGCCCTGCCGAGGGTCGCCTGCAGGAGCTGTACGCGCGCAAGAAGCATGTCGCGGCGAAAGACTGGACCTTCGCCACGGCGAGCGACATCGGGCGGTACTACGGGCTGCCTGACAATTACGGGACATCGCGCGCCGTCGGCAGCGTATTGCGCAAGATGTTCGGCGAGAGGATCAGCAACAATGAACGGAAAGGATGGAAAGTGCCGATAAAGCAGACTGAACTCAGGGCGGGTTTCTCCGCCTACATTCCCCCGGAGGACGCGTCGTGAAATTGTTGATCCACATGAACATGCCCTCGGGCAAGAACGACGGGACGCATCAGGTCATTCTGGACGTGCCCGACATGAAGACCCTGAACGATGTGTCGTACCTGATCGGGCAGGGCTATTTGCTTGGCGATCATCTCGTTTATGAGCGCGCCGACAACACGCGTACGTGGGCCAGCCGTGGGCCTTTGGTCGTCAACTGGGAGCACATCGGCAAGATCGCCGAATACTATGAGGGGAAGTCATGAAGCACACTGACATCATCACCGAGGCGATGACGCTCTTGGCGCCGCGCGGCGCCGTCTACGGCACGGTGCGCGAAAACCACGAGCGCATTGCGCGCATCGCCAACGAAATCACGGGCAAGTCGCTGCTCGCGCACGACATCGCCATGATCCTGCTCGCCGTGAAGCTGTCGCGGATCGCGCAGTCGCCGGATCACGTCGACAGCTACATCGACGCGATCAACTACCTGTCCTTTGCCGGGGAGTTTGCGACCGATGCCGGCGAGGAAGGGTGAGGAGAACCCCTCGGCGAAGATCACCGAGGAGGACGTGTATGCGATCCGCCGCGACACTCGCGGCGAGAAGCAGATCGCCTTCGACTACGGGCTGTCGCAGGGACAGGTGAACCGTATCCGCAGGCGGGTGAAGTGGGCGCATCTACCGGAGGAGAAGGTCGATGAGTGAACTGGAACAGCACAGCGCCCTCTACTGGGCGCTGTGCCGGCACGTACAGCAGGGTCGCCTCTGGACGGCCAACGCCACGGTCCTGATCACGAGGCTCTTGCAGAGCCCGCACGAGCGTGTCAGGCTTCTCGCTTGTGGTTTATGGTATAGGGTGACAGCAGATGAACTCGAAGAGCCGACGGGCGATTGAACAAACGGCCCTCAGCGAGGGCGCGCTCAGGGTCGAGTGGGCCGACGGTCAGAACCACCACATCGTCCGCTTCCACATGCCCGGCGGCCTCGTCGTCTCGATGCCCGTGTCGAAGGGTGCCCGCATCGACGAATATAAATACAAGGGCTGGACGAGGCAGTACATCCGCAACCCCTCCAAGTGGCACGTCAGGGTGCCTCCCGCCTGACCGGCGGCAGGGTAACGCGCCACTGCTCTAGTCCCGTGATCCGCCTGTCGTGATTGAGGATGGTGGCGGACGTCACGCGCCCCTCCCCGATGACCTCTGTGATCTTGAGGTTGAGGGTGTTGATCGAGTTGGTGAGTTCCTTGATGTTCCCGAGCGTCTGGACGGCGATGTACGTCACGACGCTGATGAACAGCAGCAGGATCGTCGCGGTTACGCGGAAGAGGGCTTGAAATGCCGGGGTATTGAACATCTCGACAGTTGCCTTCAAGGGATCCCCGCTAAGGGTATCTGGGTTGTTCGGCACGAGTGCATTCCCCTCTACGCATATCTCGACGATGTTTTCCTGCGCTAGGAAATTGCGCCGTTAGACTCAGTGACGCGCATGTACACCGGGCTCGTCGTCTCGATGCCGGTGTCGGAGACCAGCCGCATCGACGAGTACAAGTACAAGGGGTGAACGAGGCAGTACATCCGCAACCCATCCAAGTGGCACGTCAGATCTTAGGCCGCGATCTCGGTGATGCTGATGAACGACTGGCACAGGCCGTTCATGATCGCGCCGACGGTGTTGACCCCGTTGAACAGGAGGGTGTTGGTGTTGCAACCGGCACGAACCTTGAAAGTGCGCGCCGTCGTCGAGCCGCTCACGACTTCGTACTGAAGGGTGATGGGCATCGCGAACCCCGACAGGCTGCAGGGGTTCGCCGCGATGGCGTTCGCGCCGCTATCCTGAAACAGCGCCACGGCGCCGGTGTCGATGGAAGTGGTGCAGCCCAGCACCGTCGTCACGTTCACTACGAGCTTGCTGGTGGCGCTCTTCGGGGTGATCGCCAGACTGAGCAATTCCGTGCCCTCGGTGTTCTGCGGCGTGGTGTTGTCGACCGGGATGGTAGCGGCGTTCGCCGAGTAGGCGCCGGTCACGCTGCTGACCCTCTGCAGGACAGCGCCTGTCACGGACGCGCCACTGGCGCGGGTGTACCAGAGGCACTTCCAGTTGCCGGCCCCGTCCGAGACGAAGCCCGCCGTGTCGCCCGCTGCCGTGATGATGTTCGCAAGCCCGGGCAGGATGAGAGACGTCGCGTTGTACGTGAGCGTCAGGGCACCATCGAAGACGACGTCGCGATAGGTACCCGAGGCGACCGTGCCCAGCCCCGTGATCGTCGTTGTCCCGGTGATGCGGACATAGTTCGAGGCCGCCGCGCCGATGGCACAGGTCGTGGCCGAGGCCACGTCGACCCGCACGGCACCGTTGACCGCGGCGGCCGTCATGGTGAGCGTGCTGCTGAGCGTGGCGCCGGCGGCCGTCAGCAGCCCGGTGGTCGTGAGGGCGTTCGTCGTCTTGTTGAACACCAGTCCGGCGTCGCCGGCGAACGCGCCACCGTCGTTGAACTGGACTTGCGTGTCGGATCCCGCTGGCGCAGCGGCCGTCGTCTGCGTCGTGTTGTCGGGGAAGATCACACCGCCCGTCGACGCGTCCAGCGTGTGCGCCGTGAACACCGTCCCGTTGAACGTCATGTTCGCGCTGCCCGCCAGCACGCCCGCGTTGTTGTACTGGACCTGCGTCGTGGCGCCACCTGCCGAGGCCGTCGTGTCGTTGCGCACCATGCCGGCCGCCGTACCGTCGCAGGAGACCTGCACGTTGTCGCCTGCGTTGATCGTGACGTAGGTCCCGCCCGAGGCCGACTGCACGCGCACGGCGTAGCCACCCGTCGTGCCGTTGCGCAAGACCCACTGGCCGCCGGTGCCGGCGGGAACCGAGTAGGTCGTGATGCCGCCGGGTGTGCCCGAGATCACCAGCGAGAGGGGGATGCACTGCGCCGCCGACAGGGCGACGGTCGTGCCGCCCAAGCCGGTGGAGTTCAGCAGCGTGCTGCCGCCCAGCGCGAGGTCGATGTAGCCGAAGTTGGTGTTGAGCGGCCCGGTGCCCCACGTATTGACGTTGGAGTTGTAGGCGGGCTGGTCGAGTACCTTGTTGGGTGTCGTCATTGGAGCGCCTTGTCTGCGATGGCGAGCGCCTTGGTGATGGCCTCATCAGGCTGCTCTAGGAGGGGTTCCGTCGTCGTGTTGTGGCCCTTCTTGGCCTTCTCAGCGGCGCGGATCAGCGACATCGCGATGCCGCCGTGATCAAGCCGCCCAATCCGGCCGCCGGCCTTGCGCTGCGGCCGTGGGGCGCCCGTCGGCGTGTTGTGCATCGGGATCGTCAAACCTTGCGCAGGCTGCGGCGGCGGGGCGTCAAGATCGCGACCGCCGAGGTAGCCGTACTTTGCGCCAGCTGTTGCCGCGTCCTGCGCGTAGCGCGCCAACCCCGGGATCGAGAACGGGTTTCGAATGTTTTCTACCGAGGGTGCCTTGAGCAGCTCTCGCATGACCTTCGGATCTTCGAGCGCGGCTTGCAGCAGCTTCGTGGCGGCCGCTTGTACGTCGCCGTACATCAACCGCGTTGTCAGCTGCCCCGGCGTCCCTCCGAGATACCCGCCGAGCCCCGCAAGGCCCACCAATTCAGCACCCGCCGTCAACGCTGCCGGCAAGCCGGTAGCCTTTGCCGCGCCGAAGGCAAGCGCCCCCTGCGCAAGCCGCCCCATGGCTACGCCGTGGACCACGGTAAACAGGTCGCCCTGCTTCAGAAGGTCGGTAAGGCGGCGCTCGTCGAGTGCGCCCTGCGGGATGCGGGACCATGCCTCGGCAGACCTGCGAAGCTGCTCCAATGACTGCGGATTGTGCCCCGGCAGCGCGGCGCGCAAGTCGGCCGCATTGTTCTGGATGAAGTCCGCGATGCGCGTAGGGTTCTCGCTGTTGAGCACGTCGCGAAACTCACCAACGAGCCGCTCGCTGCCGGCGCGCGCCGTGACGGCGCGCAAACGACTTTCAAGCCCCGGCACTTCAGCAACCAGCGACGCGAAGCTGGGGTCCTTCATGTACCGCTGCAAGTCGGTGTCAGTTATAATCTTCTGGCCGTTGTTCGAGAGTTTCGAGACGGCCCAGTCCGATACCGATTCCTGCAGATTACGCTGCATGCTCGCGCGGTCCCCCGCCGGCAGCCTTTCGGCAACCGCCGGGGAGTCGAAAAACGACGCCATCCGCCTGTAGTTGCCCGCGGCGTCTTTACCTTTCAGCAGCGTGTCGAGCGTCGTCTCAGACGGCAGCACGTTCTCCCCGGCGCCTGCAACGCCTTCGCCGTAGCGTTTACGAAGCTGGCCGAAAACTTTGTCGCTGCTATCGAAGAGCCGTTCGTACTCTCGCGTCTTCTTGACGGCATCCGTCCACGAGTCAGAGAACTGCCCGTAAGTCACACCTTCCGGCATGAACCTCTTCGACACGTTCTCGACGTTCTCCAGCACCGGGTTAAAAGCCTCAATAAAAGCTCGCGTGCTGCGGCTGTCGCCGCGACCTTCCCGCAAGTTCTCTTTCGCCGTCGACAGCGCGTTCTGGACGTAACGAGCAGGCACCGTGCCCTTCGCCACGTCGAAAGCTTCAATATATGCCCGCAAGTTCGGGTCGAGGGCTGCTACACCCGGGCCTATTCTCTCCGCCATTGCTTGAGAAGCTGCGCGCAGCGGTGGCGTGTTGATCTCGGCCAACTCAAGCACGGGGTGTTTCCACGCGAGATCGGCGTCGCCCTTCATCCGGTCATGGATGACGTCGAAGGGCCCGCGTGCCCTGACCGACGCTGCTGCCTGCGGGTTATCCCCCACGACCCGCAGCGTCTCGTGCAGCGGGCTTGGCGCTGGCGCCGCCCCCGCGAGGCGCGCCGCCGCGCTTCCAATTTCCTGTCGTGCCTCAGTTGTGAGGATGGAACTTCGCTCTGGCGCGATTTCTTTTGTAAGCCCCGCGAGCCGCGGGTTCTGCGCCATGAGCTGTCGCGAGATGGGCTCGGCCCCCGGGGTGTAGAGGTCCGGGGAAAGCCGGGGCACGTCAGTGACGCCTGCCTCTTTGCGTAGGATGTCGGCCGCAGTGCCTTTGGCGATGGCTTCACGTTCGGCGCGCCCGGCGCGCAACGAACCCGCCCGCGCGCCTGCCAACGCGCCGGCGATCTCCGCGCCGGGTATGTTGGGGAGCAGCTCGCCGGCCGCCCCTGCACCGACACCTGCCAGCAGGTTCGCGGGGCTTGCGGTTTCGCGGATTGCGCCGCGTGTAAGGCCGCCTACACCGCCGCGGATTGCGCCGGGTACCGCGCCGAACACGGGCGCACCGCCGATGAATTCACCGGCAGTACGCGCCGCGCGGCCGTAGCCCGTGGCGGGTTCGTATTGAAGCCCCGGCACACCCTGCCGCGATGCCCAGTCGACCGCCCCCTTGCTGGTCGGCAGGTCGACACCCAGCACGCGAGCGTGTGTGCCCCTGCGCTCTTCGGGTGTCGCGCTCTCGGCTGCTGCGCGCTGCGCCGCGTTCAATTTCTGTGAGGCCTCACCCGGCGCGACAAAGCCCATCGTCTCGCCGGCCTTGCGCGCAGCGAACGGCACATACTGTTCACCCAGCCGGTACAGTTGCGCGATGTCGCCGGGCAGCCCCGCGGTGCCTATAAAGCCACGTGCAACGCCTGAACCCGCCGCCTTCGCGACATCCTCGACCACCCCCGGCGCTTCTCTTGGCGGAGGGGTCGTAAGTGTTCCGTCGGCGTTTTCCTGCGCCGGGCGGGCGCTGCTACGTGCAGGCTGCCGCAAGGGGGACGGCGGCGGCGTAACGAAGATTTCGTCGTCGGCCATTTAGTTCCCCTGCCATGTTGCGCCGCCGGTATTCGGGTCGGACCCCATGAACCGCGCACGGCGATGCCCGTTGCCGACGGGAAGCATATACATCTGCCCCACCTTGAGCTTGCGCGGGTCAGGGCCGCCTCCCGGCGACAGCGCAGTGTCAATGTCGCCGAGGACAGCGGTGTCTTTCTTCACGCGCTCGATGCGCCCGTTCAAGTCATTGCCCGGCAGACGCGCCCACGTTTGCGCTGCGGCCGCGCGGTCCATGGCCGGGTACTTCGACATCTGTTCGTTGAGCCAGTTGTCGCGCGCCTGCGCCCACTGCGCGGTTGCCGTCAACTCGGACAGGATGGCCTTGTTGGCTTCGGGCAACAAGTTCATGTCTGCGTTGGCGCTGCTCAAGCCTTCGTAGCGCGTATCCGTCATCGCCCCTGCGCTCTTCAAGTTGTCCATGACGAGCTTATAGGCGTTCTTGCGCGCGATCTGGAAGGCGTCAGGGTCGGTGGCCGTGATGGTCTGGCCAGTAAAGCCCTGCACCAGCGCCGCCACGTTGTTGATGGCGCCACGCAGCGGGCCGGTCTGAGCTTCCTGCAAGGCCTTGCTCAACTCGGCTGCCGTTGAAAGTGAGTTCTCAAAGTTCTGCTGACGGTTCTCGTACGTGTTCTTCCACTGCGTGTTGTCGGCAGTGCGCTGCGTCTGCGCTTGCATTGAATTGAAGCCGGGGAGCGTCGTGAAGCCGCTGCCGCCGATCACCGGCACACGGCCCGTGGCGTTGATCTCTGCTTGAATAGCGTCGGCTTCGCGGCGGCGCTTCGCGGACCCCTCACTGTCGTAAGGTGCCATAGCCAGAGCTTCAGCGCGCATTTTGGCGGGGTCGCGCGCCGGATCAATGATCCGCGCGATTTCCTGCTGCTGTTCAGGTGTGATGCCCGCGGGGCGCGCCCAATCAGGCACATCGCTTGCCGGGGCGCCAACCACCGGTGCGCCCGCCGCCGGCGCGCCAGCCGTCGGTGCGCCAGCCGCCGGTGCGCCAGCCGCCGGTGCGCCAGCCGCCGGTGCGCCAGCCGCCGGCGCGCCGCCGAGCAAATCCTGCGCCTCCCCCGGAGACTTCACGTAACGACCCAGCAGACGGCTGATGTACTGACCGAGGATGTCGTATTGTTTCTGCAGCGGCTCAAGCTGATCGGCCGGCGCGCGGTTGGCGATCAGTTCGCCAAGCTTGGTGCCGGTTTCAGTGCGCAGTCTATACAGCTCGCGGGCAGACGAGACGTCAGCCTGCTGCTGATTGACGTCGAGGCCCTGCTGCTTGAAACTGGCACCCAAGCCCGTTTGCGCGCCTTCGGCGAGGCCCTGACCGATGGCAACGCCGAGGTACGGTGACGGCGACGCGAGCATCTTGCCGATGCCGCTGACGGCCGGGAGCAGCCAGTTCTGGTTGCGACCCGCCCAGTCACCCGCACGGTCGAAGAAATCGCGATCCCCCGGCTTCGGCGCATCTTCCTGCTTCGACGGGGTCACCTCCACCGACTTCAGCGGCGGCGCAACGCCGGGGGTGGTGGCGGCGGGGGTTGTTGCACTTGCCACCTGCGGCGCTACTGCCGGGGGGCGCTGCGGCGGCGCGGCCGGCGTAGTGGACGGGGGAGGCGCACTCGCCTCCTGCCGCTCGCGGCGGAGGGCATCGGTCGCCAGTTCGTCGAGGGGGTCGCCAGCGGCTGCAGGCGGTGCGGGGGTCGACGACACAGACCTCGGCGCTGTCGCGAGGTTTACCGGCACTGTCCTGTTCAGGCGGTCCCAAATGGTTTCAGATGTCTCCTCAGATGGCGGCGCCGCGCCGGGCACGCCGCCATCTTCATATCCGCGGCGGGGCACGAGGCCGCCCGCCGCAAACCGGACAGGCATCTCGAAGTCGCTGAACATCTCGAAGTCGTCGTTCGTGTCGACGAAAGGCCGCGGCGGTGGCGCTTCGTCTTCATGAAGCGGCGGCGCGAGGCCGGCGCTGCGCTGCGGCGGTGCCTCGGTGCGCATGTGCGCCTCGGCCGGTGCCCCGCCGCCGATGACCTTGCGGACGTAATCCTCGGTCGACATGTTGGCGTCGCGCCGACCCTGACGACGCGCCTCGGCCAACGGAAGGTTGCTGTGCCACATCGAGGCGGCATCGGCGAGGTTGCCGTGCTGGTCGAGGAACTTGCCGAAGCGATGCTCGAAGACGCGCTCCTGCGCCTCCGGGCTCTTCAGGAATTCGGCGGGCGTCATGCGTCGTCCGAGGGCTTCCTCGGTCCAGCTCGGAATGTTGTTCGGCATCACCTGATATTTGCCGTGCGCGCGACCCTGCCCCGGCACGTCATGTTCGCCAAGAATGTCGTACCGGCCGCCGCTCTCGACGCGCGAGATCAGACGCTTGGCGTGCTCGATGTCGGCCGCACCACCTCGGGCCAAGAAGCTCGAAGCGCCACCAAGGACACCACCGGCTAGCGCGCCCCACGGCCCAAACGTAGCCCCTGCCGACGCGCCAGACATCGCGCCCTTGAGCGCGCCCCCCGCGGGATCTTTCTTCTGGCCGCCGCCCTTATCGCTCATGTCGAGCTTGTGCCCGATCTTCTGGTCCTGCGACTTCATCGGGTCATCAGCGATATCTTCAATTATCGATTTGTCGTCACCGCCGGAATACGGAAGCGCCGGGTTGCTGCCCGTCAGACCGCCGCCTTCGTAGCCAATGCGGCCGCCGCGTGCGGCAAACATTGACAGGCCTTCACCGAGGTCCGCGATGTCTTCCGTCGGCAACGCATCAAGCGACGCTACTGCGGTTTCAGGCGCAAGTCCGGATCCTGCGTCAGCAACCCGCGTCGGGGTGGCGGCACCGAGCCCGCTCGTTTGCGTCGGAGCGGCGCTTGCCGGCTGCGCCGGCGCAGGCAGGTCGGCACTCGTGATCTTGTTGCCGCCAGTCGTAGCGCCGTCAGGCGACACGCCGCTAGGCTGACGGTCAAGCTGCTTTTGGGCCCATTTGTAAACGTCTTGGCCGCCCTTGTAGACATCCTCGCCAGTTTTGTAGGCCCCGACGGCATCCTTGACGCCGCCTATGGCCTGCGACAGGCCCGTGGACTGCTGCTGCTGCGGCAAGGATGGAAGCGATCCCTTGAGGAGGGGCGACGCCTTGGCGACACCCGGCGACCACGCTCCCGGCTTGTGGGGCAATTTGCCGTTCGCGCCATGCGGCGTCGTCCCGCCCATGGGGTTGACCAACGACTGCAAGAGCTGTTGCGTGTAGGCGTCGACGCCCGGCGTCACCGCCCCCGCCGTGGCGAACGCGCGGCGGGGCGCGAGCCCGCGCAGCATCTCGTCCACCTCCGGGTTCGCGCCCGGCACCGGGGTGCCCCCGCTCGCGAAGCCGAGGCCCGCCATGCTGGGATGCACGGCGCCGCCCTCGGACGACGGCATCAGGCCGCCGCCGTAGGCGCGCTCGGCGTGCTGGGTCGCCATGTCGTAGTCGACGGCCTTGATGCCCTCGGGCGTCTCGCTGACAGCCTCCGGGTGGTGCTTCTCGACGTCCTGCGCCGAGAGGCCGATCTGCGGCTGGTTCGAGCCCTTGTACTTGAACTTGATGATCTTCTGGCCGTCGTGGGTGCGGCCGATCTCGGTGATGTCTTCCTTGACGCGCTCGTCCGAGAAGAACGGCGTCGGCTGCCCAGTGACGCCGGATGTCGTGCTGCCGTAGAGCGGCCCGGTGCCCATCGCGATGTTCGCGAGGAACTGCGCGACCTGAAACGGGTACCCCTGCTGCTGCTGGTACTGGTTGTAGAGGGCCGCGTTGAGCTGCTGCTGGGTCTGCTGCTCCAGCGTGCCGGCGCCAAGCAGCGCCTGACCGCTCGCCAGCCCCGTCTGCGTGCCCTGCTGACCCAGCCCGGCCAGCCCCTGCGACAGGTTCTGCCCGTAGCCGAGGAGGCCCTGCCCGAGGCCCTGCTGGGCCTGCGCGGCCGCCATGGGCTGCTGGAAGGCCTGCTGGCCGATCTGGAGGAGCTGGGGCGAGAGCTGCTGCATCGCGGCCCGGTTGGCCTGCTCGGCCCCGAGGCCCACTCCCTGCTGCTGCTGGGCCGCCTGCAGGGCCTGCCCGTAGCCTTGCGACAGGAGCCCGCCCTGAGCCTGCTGCGCCGCCAGACCCTGCTGGCGGGCCAGATTTGCGGCCGCAATCGAGCCCCTGTCGCCGCCGAAGGCGCCGCGCATGGCCTGCGAGCCCATGAGCTGGCTCTGCTGCTGCTGCTGCTGCTGGTACAGACCCTGCATCGTCGGTGCAACTACCGACTGCAGGTAGGGGTCCATGTACCGCCCGATGTCGAGCTGCCCCGGGTTAACCGACTGCGCGCCGGCCAGCCCCGCCATCGTGGCCGCGCCCGTGTAGGGGCCCCCCGCCGCCTGCGCCGCGCCGATGTTCTGCCCCGCCTGCCCGTAGTAGGGGAGGGCCGCCTCGGCGGATCCTGTCAGGGCCGTCGTCGCCGCCTGCTGGTAGGGCTGGTAGCCCTGCCCGGCGGCGGCGATCTGGTTGATGCCAGCCTGCTGGGTGCCCGTTATAGGCGCGACAAACTGGCCCTGATACGGCTGGAACGGCTGCTGCGCGACCTGCTCAGCGCGGGCGTTGACGGCGTTGTAGCGCGCCTGAACTTCCGGTGGAATTGTCGTCGTCTGCTGCTGGTAGGTCGTGCCGCCCGAGCCGCCCTTGCCGCCACCGAACGCAAGATGCCGCCGCGCAACCGGCGGGGCTTCGTCGCGGCCCATGAAGTCCTCAAAGGGGGCCCCGTCGTTCCATATCTTGCGTTCAGAGAACATCAGTGTTCAGCCTTGTTGGTGACGCCGGTCTCGGCGCCGATCAGCCAGTAGGCGCCGGCGGGCTTCCCGAAGATGCGCTCGTAGAGCCGCACCTTCCCTTCCGTCCGGCTGTTCGACAGGATGCCGATCATCAGGGGCATCTCAAGTTTCGCTGCGGCCGCCTTGGCGAACTCGCACAGCTTGCGCGCGCGGCCGCCCTTGGCGCTCCGGTACTCCGGGTGGACGAACACGCCGCGCTCCTCCAGCACGATCTGGTCGCTGTACCAGAGCTTGCAGGTGCGCAGCAGGATGCCGCCCTCGAAGTGGTCGGCGCCGGGAGCCCCGATCACGCCGCAGATGCCGCCGTCGCGATTGAGCGCGGGCCACACCTCGGCGAGGAGCTTCTGCGCGTCGGGATGCACGAAGCCGTTCTCCTCGCTGCCTTGCAGGCAGAGATCCATAAATTGATGAACGTCTTCGGGTGTGCCGACGCGTACTCGGATGTCAGTCATCTGCTTCTCCTCAAGCATTGACGGGGTTGCG